GCCGTCGAGCATCGTCAAGGCGATCTCGATCGACAGCACTCGCGCAAGCTTCATAGTTTCGTGGTTTTGTGACGAGAAGTACCGCTGGACTGGCTGGTATTTCTACGGCTATCGCAGCGAGCTGTCGCCGAGTTGGCAGGACATCGTCGCCGCGGCCTCCAAGCTCACCCTGAGCGACATCAACACGCTGTGGGTGGCGAACGTCACGACCACTGACCCTACGCTCGAAGCTCTCGCAAAACGCCAGCTAGAGGCCAATAGGCCGCCTGACATCGTATGGCGAGTAAGGGCCAACGGTACCCAGACGAGCCGCCCCGTGTTCCCCCTGAAGGCCGACAGCACACGCAGCCAGACCGCGATCAACGGCGAGCGGGTAGCGGTCGGGGCTCAGTGCTCCTGCCGAAAGCTTGCGCTGGAAGAGCCCGTGACAGGAGCGGCACAGAGCAATGTCTACTGCACGGTGGAGGGTCAGCAGAACGCCGCCAAAGTCACCGCGCGTCTCGGGGCCAACCGCCTCGTCTGGTGTGAGCGCGAATGATCCAAGGAAGTGCGCCAACCCTCAGTGCTATCTCCCGCGTGTCACGCGGTACTGCCGCCACTGCCAGGCCGCACGAGCTCGCAAGCAGTTCAGTCCCATGTGGATCGAGACGAGCTGGGGGCCGGTTGAATTGCGGTGCCGACCCAAGGAGTTGCCATGAAGCTGCGTGACCTGCTGAAGCCGAAGAAGCCCGGGAAGAAGTGCTGATGAGCGCCAATCGCCTGTTCCTCGTCTGCTCGCATCACCAGAGCCTCGAGGATGCGCTGTGCCTTGCGGATCGTGCTGGCAACGATGCGCAGTTCACCGTGGCTTCGATGAAGCGCGCGGACGACTGGTTCGCGAAGCATCAGGGTTGTGGACGAGGCTGCGATCACTTCCAGCTCGCCTATCACCGTCCGCAGGACTGGGATGTTCCGCAGCCCGCTGAGGCGACCCCTGCAGGCGCGGTGCGCCTTGCGCTTGTGAACGGGAGTCACTGATGACCGAGATCGTGAACGGCCAGCTTCGCATGATGGGCGACCGGATCCTGCTCAAGCCCCTGGAGTGGGACGCCTCGAAGATCATCATCGCCATCCGCCACGGACGAGCCGTGAGAGGCGAAGTGGTAGCGGTCGGCCCTGGCTGCCACCCGAAGAAATACAAGCCCGGCCCCAAGGGCCCGCGCAGCCTCATGGACTACGCCAAGCGCTTCCAGCCGACGGAGCTCAAGCCCGGCGACATCGTGGAGCTCGGTGGCCTGAACGTGTTCGACGGCAAGGGCTACATGTTCCCCGAGGTCATGGTGGGCACTGAGCGGCACATCATCGTGCAGGAAGCGGATGTCGCGATCGTGCGCGATGACCTGAGGGCTGCGTGATGTCTCAGGAGCAACAGGAGCGGCTTTCAAGCTGGCGTATTCGAAGAAAATATTGGTGCATCCATAGCGCCGGGATCTATATCGGCTACGGCCCAATCGATTTCGTGAAATGGCGCCTGGCCACGCTGTCCATCTGCTCAGAATCACCAGATGGCCGGTAACCCCTCAACGCTCAAGCCCGCACCGCCGTGGCAGCCAGGCCAATCCGGCAATCCCGGTGGCAAGCCCAAGGCAGCCCGCAATCGCCTGCAGGGCGGCTTCCTGAACGCGCTGGCTGATGATTTCGACGCACACGGCAAGAAGGCGATCGAAGCCGCGCGCGAGAAAGACCCCGTCGGCTACATCAAGGCGATCGCATCCCTCATGCCGAAGCAGGTGGAGCAGTCGCAGCCTCTGGACGATCTGACCGATGCAGAACTCACAGCCGGCATTGCCTTACTCCGAAGCCGCCTTTCTGGCGCTGCTCGAGAAGGAACTGCAGCGCCGCCAGAGCCAACGTCGGTTAACTGACTATGCGCCATACCCTAAGCAGCGCGAGTTCCACGCTGCTGGCGCCCGCTACCGTGAGCGCATGCTCATGGCAGGTAATCAGCTCGGTAAGACGCTGTCTGCCGCGTTCGAAGTCGCCATGCATCTCACCGGAAAGTACCCTGACTGGTGGGTGGGGAAGCGCTTTGATCGACCTGTGCGCTGGCTCGCGGGATCAGAGTCGGCGGAGCTCACGCGCAAGGGCATTCAACGACTCTTGCTCGGGCCGCCTGAGAACGAGGCCGAGTGGGGCACTGGATCGATACCCAAATCAGATGTTGTGGATTGGGCAAGACGGCAGGGTGTTCCGGATGCAGTCGCCACAATCAATGTCCGCCATATCTCAGGCGGCATTTCCTCCGTCCAGCTAGCCACCTACGACCAGGGGCGCAGCAAATGGCAGGCGGACACGGTGGATGGAGTGTGGTTCGACGAGGAGCCGCCCGAAGACATCTACTTCGAAGGCATCACCCGAACGAACACAACGTTCGGGCCGGTGATGACGACACTCACGCCGCTCATGGGGGTGTCCAATGTCGTGAAGCGGTTCTATCTGGACAAGCCAGAGAACACACACCTCACGATGATGGACATCAACGATGCCGAGCACTACACGCCGGAGCAGCGCGCCCAGATCATCGCAAGCTATCCGGCGCACGAGCGCAAGGCCCGCACGAAGGGCATTCCGCAACTGGGGAGCGGCCGCGTGTTCCCCATCGATGACGACGAGATCCGGTGTGAAGCTTTCACCATCCCGCCGCACTGGGTTCAGAACGGCGGTATCGACTTCGGCTGGGATCACCCCAGCGCCGCGGTCAAACACGCGTGGGACCGCGATAGCGACACGATCTACGTCACCGCAGCCCACCGCCAACGGGAACAGACCCCGGCGCTATTCGCCGCCTCCATCCTGCCGTGGGGCAAGTGGTTGCCTTGGGCGTGGCCACACGACGGCCTTCAGCACGAGAAAAGCTCGGGTGAGCAGCTCGCCAAGCAGTACGCCGATCAGGGTCTGAACATGATGCCCACCAGGGCCACGTTCGAGGACGGCACGAACGGTGTGGAGGCGGGCGTGATGGAGATGCTCGACCGCATGCAGACGGGCCGGTGGAAGGTCTTCAGCCATCTCAACGACTGGTTCGAGGAGTTCAACCTCTACCACCGCAAGGACGGGCTGATCGTGAAGAAGGGCGACGATCTCATCAGCGCCAGCCGCTACGCGATGATGATGCGCCGGCTTGCGATCGTGCAGAACAAGCCCGCTCCGAAGCTATCGAGACCGATGGGCGTGCGCCCGACGGGCTGGATGGGTTGACTTTCGATTGCACCGTGAATTGCCGAGGTTTAGAGTACGACGCGCTGATATCCCGTGGCGAGTGGGTCAACTCGCAGGTTCGACAACTTCCAGTTGGAACTTGCCCTTCGGGGCCACGGTGAGCCATGCACTTCGCTCCGCCTGACGACACGACCGATCTCGCGCAATCGTTGCGAGATGCCGAACCGCAGGCTCCCAAGACCCTCAAGCCGCTGCTGATCCAGGCCGCGCAGTTCATCGAGCACATCAAGCGTGTAGCCCCTGAGCTCGCGCAGTCGCTCGACACTGCTGCAGCCCTTCGCTGCGGGCAGATGGACAGCCAGTCCCGGGCCGACGATGTCGCCAATCAGGTGCGACTCACGCTCATGAGCACAGCCGCGAGGTTGCGCGAGCTGTCGTGACCGACCGCGACGACAAGCCCGCCGAGACTGACGAGGAGATATTCCGCGAGGCCTGCGCACGCCTGAAGATCTGCGAGGACGCCGAGAGTCAGAGCCGCGTCGAAGGGCTCATCGCCCTCAACTTTCGCGACGGCAACCAGTGGGACGAGGAGATCGCCAAGTCCCGCACGGTTGAGCAGCGCCCCGCGCTCACCATCAACCACACGAACACCTTCTGCCGGCGCGTCGAGAACCAGCTTCGCCAGCAGCGCCCGCGCATCAAGTGCCACCCGGTCGGAGATGGCGCTGATGTCGACACTGCCGCAACCGTCAACGGCCTGATCCGGCACATTGAGACGCTCTCCAACGCCTCGGTGGCCTACGACACGGGCGTGATCAGCGCCGTGAACATCGGCTGGGGTTACTGGCGCATCGTCGGTGACTACATCGATGAGAAGAGCTTTGAGCAGGAGCTGAAGATCCTGCCGATCCGCAACACCTTCACGGTGTACATGGATCCCGGCGCAGTCATGCCGGCCGGTGAGGACCAGAAGTGGTGCCTCATCAGCGAGGACATGACACGCGAGGAGTACAAGCGCCGCTATCCCGACCAGCCCAACACCGAATGGCAGGCGGATGCACCGGGCGACATGAGCCTGATGTGGGAGAGCAAGACCCACATCCGCCTCGCCGAGTATTTCCGCATCCTCGAGGTGGCTGACGAGCTCTACCGCATGTCGGATGGCTCGGTGAAGCTCAAATCGGAACTCGCCTCGAAGCCGATCCTGAACGCGGTTGGGCTCACCATCGTGGCCAAGCGCAAGACCACGCGCTGCGAGGTGCAGTGGTTCCGGCTCAACGGCAAGCAGGTGGTTGACCGCAAGGTTCTGCCAGGCCGCCACATCCCCGTGATTCGCTGCGAGGGCAACGTCCTCGACGTGAATGGCATGGTGAAGCGCAAGGGCATGGTCAAGGACCTGATGGACCCGGCGCGCATGTTCAACTACTGGCGAACCGCGCAGACGGAAAGGTATGCGCTGACTCCCAAGGCGCCGTGGGTTGCCTACGAAGAGACGATCGAAGGCCATCCAGAGTGGAATGACGCGAACCAGCGCAGCTACTCGGTCCTTTCAGCCAAGGCGGTCCAGGGCCCAGGTGGCGAGCTTTTGCCGCTGCCCCAGCGCACGCAGCCTGCGCAGGTCGAGGCCGGCATGTCCGAGGCCGCGCAGGGCGCCGAGCACGACCTGATGGGCATCGCGGGCATGCCGCAGGAAAACCCTGAAATGCAGGGCCGGATCGTGTCGGGCAACAAGTACCTGCAGCGCCGGCAGGGCATGGCCGACCTGACCCACTTCCAGTACTACGACAACCAGATGCTGGCCATCATGTGGACCGGCATCATCCTGCTCGAGCTGATCCCGTACTACTACGACACCGAGCGGATGCAGCGAATCATCGGGGACGACGGCGTGCCCACGATGACGGGCATCAACCAACGCACCGAAGAGCAGGGCGAGTCGGGCGAATCCATCTGGCGTGTGAAGAACGACCTGACCGTGGGCCGCTACGACGTCGTGATGGACACGGGCCCTGGCTACCAGACCAAGCGCGAAGAGTCAGCCGAATCGATGCTTGAGCTGCTCAACACGCCGTTGGGCGAAGTGATCGTGAAGACGCGCCCGGATCTCATCGTGCGCAACATGGATTTCGCGGGCGCAGACGATCTCGCGGATTCGATCGCGCCGACCACGCCTGAGGGCATGGAAGAGGCCATGAAGGCGCTGCCCAAGCAGGCACAGGCCATCGTCCAGTCGCTGCAGCAGCAAGTCAGCGGGCTCAAACAGGAGCTGCAGACCGCGCAACTCGAGATCAAGTACCACGGAGATATCGAGCGCCTGAAAGACGAGGGCCAGACCCGTCGCACGCTCATCACTACCACGGGCAAGGCGCACGACACCGAGACCAAGGCGCGCACCGACGATCTCAACAGCCAGCGCGATTACGCCGGCTGGCAGAGCGAAGTGGACAAGAACGTGCGCGCGAAGGTTGCTGTCGCGCACATCCAGGGCGACACCTCTCGGGATGTCGCAGAGATCAAGGTGGGGGGCGAACTGCTCAACACCCACGTGGAGGCGGCCCACGAAGCGAAAGCCGCAGACAAGGCCATCAAGGCCGGCCAAACCGATCGGAACACCAACGGCGCGTAATGCGCAGGATGATGTATGCAAGTCGTGACCTCTGAGAACTTCCAGCAGCTCGTTGAGACCGGCAAGGTGCCGGAGTTCAAGCCGCCCGCGGAAGCGATTGCCAAGGCCGCTGATGCTGCAGTTGTGGCTGAGCCTGCCAAGGGCGAGCAGCCGCGGGGCGAGGACGGCAAGTTCGTTGCGAAGGACGCAGAGGTCAAAGCTGACAAGGTTGACGAGGCGGCGAAAGCCGCAGTGGATGACGATGAGGATGATGCGGACCTTCCCGAGCGAGTGCGAAAGCAGATCGGGAAGAAGCACCGAGCGATGAAAGAGGCCGAAGAGTTCGCCCGTACGACGTACAGCGATCTCACGGCAGAGCGACAGCGGGCAGATGCCCTGCAGCGCGAGATCGAAGCGCTGAAGGGTACGAAGTCACAGGCCCAACCCGAGAAGGATTCGAAAGAGCCCAACCCGGACGACTTCAAAACGGTCGGCGAATACGCCGAAGCACTGGCCGAGTACAAGGTCGAGAAGAAGTTCGCAGAGCGCGAGGCGAAAGCCGAGCAGCAGCGTCGTGAGCAGGCTGCACAGCAGGCTCAGGCGGAGCTCAACGAGGCCATCACGAAGGTGGCGAAAGAGTTCCCCGACTACGCTGACGTCATCGCGGACAGCGATATCGACATGCCCCCGCACATCACGGTCTACATCGCCACGAATGGCGAGGCCGGGGTGCGCCTAGGCTACCACTTTGCAAAGCCAGAGAACCGCGCGGAATACGACCGTATCGCAAAACTGTCGCCGATTCGGGCCATCGCCGAGCTCGGCAAACTGGAAGACCGGCTGGCGAAGCCGAAGGCAAAAGATCCGAAGCCCGAAGAGGGCACTGCCACGGATCGCACGGTCTCCCGCGCCCCCTCACCGATCACGCCCCTGAACGCCTCGGCGACCGCGGTCACGAAAGACCCGTCGAAGATGAGCGTGCAGGAGCTGCGCGAATACGAGCGACAGCAAAGGGTCGCTCGCGCCGCGCGCCGGTGAGGTCAACCCCTCATCTGGAGCTAC